CCTCAGGCAAGAGCACATGGATCGACGCGCACGCCACCGCGCGTGACATCGTCATCGACCTCGACCGCATCACCCGCGCACTCACCGGGCCAGGCGCACCGCAGTGGAACCAGAACCCGCTACAGCTACAGGTCGCGCACCGTGCGCGCTACGCGGCCATGGACGAGGCCTTCACCCTGCGCGACAAGGTCGACGTGTACCTGATCCACACCATGCCCAGCCCCAAAGCCCTGGCCAAGTACAAGCGCCTCGACGCCCGCATCGTGGTCGTCGACCCCGGGCGCGAGGTCACCATGCAGCGCATCGCAGCCATGCGCGACCCGGACATGCAGCGCGTCGCCAGCCGCTGGTACAACAGCCGGCCCAAGGCGTCACCAGGCGCGATGCCGCAGACATCGAGGACCTGGTGAACATGATCGTCTCGGGTGGCCGACCCAGTTTTTGGTGACCTTCCCGGGCGACCCAAACGCCCTTGTCGCCCAATTTTTTGCGCGGCGATTTTCTCTTCCTAATCCACGCGAACTCGGTTCGACCGAATTAGCGGCCGTCACCCTGCGTGACGTGACGCTCTGTCACGGCCGGGGGTGATCATGGGCGCCGTCACCGACAAGATCACCGAAGAAGTCGACGGCCTTCACGTCGACGAAATAGCGCCCGGCCTGGCCCAAGTCGCCATCAGTCTCGCGGAGTCGATCGACGCTCCGGGCGGTCCTACCGGCAAGGCAAACGCTGCTCGCGAACTGCGCGCCGTAATGAACGACCTCCGCAGGCTCGCCCCCGTCGAGATGAAGGGGGATGCCGTCGATGACATTGCTGAGCAGCGAGAGAGGCGCCGGGCTGCTGCCCGCGAGCAGGCCGCTGGTGGCTGACAGCCGCGTGTACGGCTGGCAGGATCCCCCGATCCAGGTCACGCCCCCGGCATCGTCCAGTGCGGGCCAGGAGGCGATCGACCTGGCGGCCCGCGCGGGCCTGCTCCTCGATCCGTGGCAGCAGCACATCCTGCGCGTCGGCATGGGCGAGAGGGCGGACGGCAGTTGGGCATCGTTCGAGGTCGCGGTGAACGTGCCGCGCCAGAACGGCAAGGGCGGGATCATCGAGGCCCGCGAGCTGTGGGGCCTGTTCATCGGCGGCGAGGAACTGATCCTCCACTCGGCGCACGAGTTCAAGACGGCGAAGAACGCGTTCCGTCGGATCGAGCGACTGATCCGCAGCACCCCTGACCTGCACAGACGCGTCAAACGGTACTGGCAGACCACGGGCGAGGAGAGTATCGAGCTGCACTCGGGGCAGCTGCTGCGCTTCATCGCCAGAAGCAAGGGCTCCGGCCGTGGCTTCACCGGGCACTGCAACGTGATGGACGAGGACATGATCCTCGGCGACAACGAGATGGACGCCCTGCTGCCCACCATGGCAGCCGTCCAGGACCCGCAGATCTGGTACCTCGGATCGGCCGGCATCGGCGGCCCGTCCGTGCAGCTGGGGCGCCTGCGCCGCCGTGCACTGGCGGCGATCGAGGCCGGCACGTCGGACCCGTCGCTGACGTACCTCGAATGGTCGGTCGACCCGCACGTCGACGAGTGCCCGAAGGACTGCACCGCGCACGACGACGCGGACTCCGACGAGGCGGTCCTGAAGTCCAACCCCGGTGTCGGCTACCGGCTGACGCTGGAGAAGGTAGCCAACGAGCGGTCCACGCTCAGCAAGGACGGCTACGCCCGCGAGCGGCTCGGTGTGGGCGAGTACCCGTCGGACACGGCGGATACGTGGCAGGTCGTCGGCGAGGACGCGTGGCGGGCGCTGGCGGCTGCGGAGTCGTCGCCGTCGGACCCGGTGGCGTTCGCCATCGACATGACCCCGGAGCGCTCGCACGCGGCGATCGCCGTGGCGGGCGAGTGGCGGGGCGGCACGCACGTCGAGGTGGTCGAGCACCGGCCAGGTACCGGCTGGATCCTGGACCGGGCTGCCGAGCTCCACGAGAAGTGGAAGCCGCGCTGCTGGGTCGTCGACGCCGGCGGCCCCGCGGGATCACTGATCGCTGACCTGGAAGAACGTCTCGGCGTCGAGGTCGTGTCGCCGAAGACACGCGAAGTCGCCGCGGCCTGCGGCCAGTTCTATGACGCGGTGACCGAGCAGACCCTCAGCCACCTCGACCAGGCGCCGCTCGCGTCCGCACTGGCGGGCGCGCAGAAGCGTCCGCTCGGCGATGCGTGGGCGTGGGCGCGGCGGATCGTCTCGGTGGACATCAGTCCGCTGGTCGCCGCCACGCTCGCCAAGTGGGGGCTCGCCGCCGAGGTCCCGGAACCGCCGGGCGACATCCTGAGCAACGTGTGGTGAGAGGGGCAGTCGTGAAGTGGTGGCCCTTCCGCCGGACGGCGTTGAAGCGGGCGATCTCCTACCAGGACGTGTGGGGTGCGGGCGCGGACCCTGCGGTGCTGCGCGGTACCGGCCAGGAACGGGCGCTGCGGCTGGGACCCGTGTATGCGGCCACCCGGCTCCTCGCGGACTCGGTGGCCTCCCTGCCTCTGAAGTCGTTCCGGACTGACGGGGACGACCGCCTGCGGGCTCCGACGCCTCCACTGTTCCGGCGGCCGGCCGCGACGGGCACGCGCTACGACTGGCTGCACCGGTGCATGACGTCTCTGACGCTGCGCGGTAACGCCTACGGTCTGATCGTCGCGTGGGGGCCGGACGGCTGGCCGAGCCAGATCGAGTGGCTGCACCCCGACGACGTGCACATCCAGGACAACCTTGCGGCGGTCCCGGTCTGGTACTACAAGGGCCGCCGCCTGGAGGACGGGCAGCTCTTTCACATCCCGGCGTACACGGTGCCTGGCCAGATCCTGGGCCTGTCGCCGATCGCGTACTTCGCGACGACGACGGAGGCCGGCCTGCTGGCCAACCAGTTCGGCCGGGACTGGTTCGCCAACGGCTCGACCCCGAGCGCCGTCCTGGAGACGGACATGGTCGTTGACCGCGACGCGGCGACGATCCTCAAGGCTCGGTTCAAGGAGGCCGCCGAGGGTCGGGACGTGGTGGCGCTGGGCAACGGCGTGAAGTACCGGGCCATCTCGGTGCCGGCGAACGAGTCGCAGTTCCTGGAGACCATCAAGGCGACCGCCAATCAGATCGCCGCGATCTACGGCGTGCCGCCGGAGAAGGTCGGCGGGGAGACGGGTGGCAGCCTCACCTACGCCACGGTCGAGCAGAACAGCATCGACCTGCTGACGTGGACGCTGCGCCCCTGGCTGGCCCGCCTGGAGGACGCGTTCTCCTGGCTGCGGCCTCCCACCGAGGAGGCGCGGTTCAACGTAGACGCGATGCTGCGCACCGACACCCTGACCCGCTACCAGTCGTACCGGATCTCCCGCGCGATCGGCCTGCACAACATCGACGAGCTGCGGCGCCTTGAGGACGAGCCGCCCCTGCCCAACGGGCTCGGGACGGACTACACGCCACTGAAGTCGGTGGCCCGTGACGAAAGCGAGAAGTGATGAACGGCGACAGTGAGCGTCGGTTCACGCGCGGCCTCGTGGAGGTCCGGGCGGCCGGCGACAGCAGGACGATCGGCGGGTACGCGGCGAAGTTCAACACGCTGTCCCGCAACCTCGGCGGGTTCGTCGAGCGCATCGACCCAGGGTTCTTCGCCAAGAGCGAGGGCGACGGCTGGCCCCGCGCGATGGCCCGCTACAACCACGACAACATGGCGCTGCTGGGCACGTCCCGGGCAGGCACGCTACGCCTACAGACGGACGGCACGGGCCTCGACTACAGCGTCGACGTCCCGCTGTCCCGAGGCGACGTGTACGAGCTGGTGCAGCGCGGCGACATCACCGAGTCCTCGTTCGCGTTCTTCACCTTCGAGGACGACTGGGCGATGACGGACGACGGCTTCCCCGTGCGGACGCTGCTGTCCGGCCAGCTGGTCGACGTCGCCCCGGTCAACGACCCGGCGTACCTGGACACGTCCACGGGCCTGCGCTCCCTGGCAGAGAAGGCGGGCGCCGAGCTGGCCGAGGTGCGGGCTGCGGCCGAGGCGGGCGAACTGAAGCGTTTCCTCGCCCCCACCCCCACGATCATCCCGCCGACCGGGCAGGGCGAACCCCACCCGGTCATGGCGGTACGGCAGCGGCGAGCCGAGCTGATGAGTCGCCGCACCCTCTGAGGCAGGGCGAACCCCACCTCGACACATCACCCACCAGGCGTCCCGGCTATGCCGCGGGCGCCTTCGTCATGCCCAGGAGGGCGAGATGAGTTCGTTCATCAAGGCGCTGCAGGAGCGCCGCGCCAACGTGTGGGAGCAGACCAAGGAGCTGCTCGACACGGCCGAGAAGGAGAAGCGGGATCTGACGGCGGAGGAGGAGGCCAAGTACCAGGCCTTCAACGCCGACCTCGACAAGATGGACCAGCGGGCCAAGGACCTGGTCGACGCGGAGCAGCGCACCAAGGACGCCGAGGCGGCGTTCGCCGGTCTGCTCGCCAAGCCGCAGGAGCAGCCCCGCAAGGACGCCGACAAGGATTCCGAGCTGCGCCGCTGGGCGCGCGGCGAGATGCGCGGCATCGACATCGCGAAGCCGGACGGGGTCGCCTTCCGTGACCTCGTCAAGGGCACCGCGACCGCGGGCGGCAACACTGTGCCCACCACGTTCTACGGCCAGCTGATGGCGCACCTCATCGAGGTGTCCGGGATCATGATGGCCGGTCCGACGGTCCTGAACACGTCGTCCGGCGAGAGCATCGAGATCCCGGTGACGACGGCGCACTCCAGTGCCGCGCTCACCACCGAGGCCAACCCGATCGGCGAGTCGGACCCCGCGTTCGCCACGCGCACCCTGGGCGCCTACAAGTACGGCGTCCTGCTGCAGGCATCCTCCGAGCTGCTCACCGACACCGGTGTCGACCTGGAGGGCTACCTGGCCATGCAGGCCGGCCGGGCGCTGGGCAACGCGTTCGGCGTCCACGCCATCACCGGCGACGGCTCGTCCAAGCCGACGGGTGTCATCACCTCGGCGTCCGCCGGCGTGACCGGCGGTACGGCCGTGGTGGGCGCGTTCACCGCGGACAACCTGATCGACCTCTACTACTCGGTCATCGCCCCGTACCGGAACAGCACGTCGTGCGGCTGGCTGATGCGGGACTCGACCCTCGGCGCGGCCCGCAAGCTCAAGGACGGGCAGGGCCAGTACCTGTGGCAGCCGTCCCTCCAGCTCGGCGCTCCGGACACGCTGCTGAGCAAGCCGGTCAACACCGACCCGAACGTGGCCGCTCCGGCGCTGTCCGCGAAGTCCGTGGCGTTCGGGGACTTCTCGCAGTACTTCGTCCGCCTGGCGGGTGGCGTGCGCTTCGAGCGCTCCGACGACTACGCCTTCAACTCCGACCTGGTGACCTTCCGGGCGATCATCCGCGCGGACGGTCTGCTCATCGACCAGACCGGCGCGGTGAAGGTCTTCACCGGCGGGGCTTCCTGATCCATCCGCACGCAGGGCGGCCGTCACCTGACGGCCGCCCTGCGCACTCCCGAGAGGAACAAGCGATGCGCGTCCGCATGAAGGTGACGATCTCCGGCACCCGGGACGGCGAGACCTGGCCCGAGCGCGGCGGGTCGGTGGACCTGCCCGACGACGAGGCCGAGCAGATGGTCGCCGCCGGCCTGGCCGAGGAGCACGACGGCGACGAGGGTCAGGCCGAGGAGAACGCGGGCAACCCGGCGAAGCCGGAGACCGCCACCCCTCGCCGCAAGGGGCCCATGACGAAGCCCACGGTCGAGAAGTAGGCAGAGGCCGACATGGCGCTGCTCACGCTCGACGAGGCGAAGGCTCAGCTGGACATCGACGGGTCCGGTGAGGACACCGAGCTGCAGGTGTACGTCGATGCACTCACCGCCGCGATCGAGCGACACGTGGGCCCGGTCGAGACCCGCGAGTTCGCCGAGACGATCGAGGGCCGCAGCGCCGCAATGTGCCTGTCCCACATCCCGGCTGTAGCCCTGGTATCGGTCGCCCCCGCGGTCGAGACCGGGGACGACCTCGACCTCAACGCCCTCGTCCTGGACGGGGCAACCGGCATCGTCCGCTACCGGGGCGGCTCGTTCGCGGGGACGCTGTGGCGCGTCACCTACACGGCCGGCCGCGGCGAGGTGCCGGCCACCATCAACCTTGCCGCCCGCATCCTGCTGCAGCATCTGTGGCGCACCCAGTACGGGGCATCACGCGGCCTGTCCTCGGTCGGCGGCGGCGACGACTACAGCGTGACCGAGGCCGTGCCGGGCTGGGGCTACGCGATTCCGAACCGGGTCCTGCAGCTGCTGGAGCCGTACAAGGTTCCGCCGGGGGTGGCGTAGTGCAGACCTCCCGCGCACCCGTCGCCATCGACGCCCTGCTCGCGATCCTGCGGGCACGGCCCGCCCTTGAGGACGTCGCGATCGTCGACGGGCCGAGCGCGGTCAACCTGACGCAGCGGCGCCGGATCCACATCGGCTGGTCGCCGGGC